GTTTCTGCTGGTACTACTGCTGGTATAACTACTTCTAACTTTGTACTCACAACTAACGCTGCTGGTGTTCCAAAGTGGACTAATACTCTCGATGGAGGAATTTTTTAAAGTATGGATGATCAAAAAAGTGATGTTGACATTAATGTATTAGTGAAATTATACAATCAAAGATTATCAACATTAGTGAATCAAAATGTATTTTTGGAAGCAAAAATTCAAACTATGACACAAGAATTTGCATTAGAAAGGCAAAGACTTATTGATATAAACATAAAAATGCAAAAAGATTATGAAACTAAATATCCAGAAGAGGTGTCTAATAGCAAATGACGAAACCATCAAGTAGACAACAATTAATTGATTACTCTTTAAGAAAATTAGGGTTTCCAGTTTTAGAAATAAACGTAGATGATGATCAGATAGATGATCTAGTTGATGATGCTCTTCAGTATTTTCAAGAAAGACATTTTGATGGAATAGAAAGAACTTTTTTAAAGCACGAAATAACAGAAGATAATTTAGAAACATTTAAATCAGGAATAACTACAACAACTGCAACTTCAGGTATTGGTGTTACTAGTCCTTCATTTACAGAAACACAAAACTTTTTACAGTTACCTGATCATGTACTTGGTGTAGAAAAAGTATTTAAAATGGATCAAAGCACTATATCTAGTGGTTTATTTAATATTAAATATCAAATATTTTTAAATGACTTATATTACTATGGTGCACTTGATTTGATGAACTATGCAATGGTTAAAACTTATCTTGAGGATTTAAGTAGACTTATTACTCCAGATGTTCAACTTAGGTTTAATAAAAGACAGCATAGACTGTATATGGATATTGATTGGAGACAAGTTTCAAAGAATACTTATCTAATTATTGATTGTTATAGACTAGTAGATCCAGCAAATGCATCTGATATTTACAATGATTGGTGGTTAAAAAGATATCTAGTCGCTATAATTAAAAGACAGTGGGGACAAAATTTAATGAAGTTCCAAGGAGTTATGTTACCAGGTGGAGTTTCATTGAATGGTAGACAAATATATGATGATGCTATAAGAGAAATTGAGCAAATTGAATACGAATTAAAGACAGAGTACGAGTTACCTCCACTCGATCTCATAGGATAATGATATGCCACTTAATCCTTACTTTCTACAAGGATCAACTAGTGAACAAAGACTTGTTCAGGATCTTATAAACGAACAATTAAGAATGTATGGGCAAGATATAGTTTATCTTCCCAGAAAGATTGTTAATAAAAAATCAATAATCAAAGAGATAGTTTCGTCTTCATTTGATGATGCATATCGATTAGAAGCATATTTATTGAATTATCAAGGATTTGAAGGGAATGGAGATGTCCTATCAAAGTTTGGTGTAACCACAACAGATGCAGTTAACTTAGTAGTTTCAAAAGAAAAATACGAAGATTTTATAACTCCCTTTCTTGGTGCAGATAGTCAAGTTGAATTATCAACTAGACCACAAGAGGGTGATTTAGTTTATCTTCCTCTTGATAATACTATGTTTGAAATTAAGTATGTTGAGGCAAGAAAACCATTTTATCAACTAAACAACTTATATGTTTATACTTTGACTTGTGAGGTTATGGATGCTGAACTTGATCAAGATATTAATACAAGCATTGAAGCGGTTGATACTGCTGTTGATGAGTTTGGATTTATTGTTACACTTGGTATGGTTGGTCTAGCAGCAAGCACTGCAACTGCAACAGTTCAAACTGCAACTTCTCTTTCTGGATTATCAACAGGATTTTCAGTTGGTGTAATTGATTTAATTAATGATGGAACTGGGTATACTGCTACTCCATCAATTGGAATATCCACAACTGGCATCTCTCAAGGTGTTGATGCAACTGCTGTTGCGATAATGACAAGTCGAAATGGACAAGTTGGACAATCAATAGATAAAATTTTAATAACAAATCCAGGATTTGGATATACAGAACCACCTGTAATTACAATTAGAAGTGTAAATGTATTAGGATCTGGTGGTATTGCGACTGCGATTCTAGCAAACGATTCATTAAGTGCAATTACAGTTGTAGATGCTGGAGATGAATATGGTGAGATTCCAAATGTATCAATAAGCACTGCATTATCTGGGGGAACAAATGCAACTGCAGTGGCAGTTCTTAATACAAATAATCAGGTTGCTGCAATTAGATTCACTAATGCTGGTGCTGGATACTCTACTGCACCAACCATAACAATAGCACCACCAGCAGCAGTAGGATTTGCAACTGGAAATTATGTATACAAAGAAATGGTTCGTGGTATTGGATCTGGAACAACTGCGTTTGTTCAAAATTGGGACTTTGATGATAGAATACTTAAAGTTACTAATCTTAGTGGAAACTTTATAATTGGAGAAGCAGTTGTTGGTGTTGGATCTACAGCATTTGGATCTGATGCTAAGTACATCGTCAAGACAGTATCAACTCAGGATGATACTGATGCATTTAATGAAAATACACCATTTGAGACCGAAGCAGATGCAGTATTGGACTTCTCAGAAATCAATCCTTTCGGTGAGTTCTAAATAATTAAGTAAATGGAAATAATATCATGTTAGGAACCTATTATTATCACGAAATTATTAGAAAGACTATCATTGCATTTGGTACTCTTTTTAATACAATTGATATCAAACATAAGAAACCAGATGGCACTGTTCATACGAGTGTAAGAGTTCCGATTGCTTATGGTCCAGTTGAGAAATTTCTTGCAAGATTAGAACAGAAACCAGATTTAAGACAGAGAGTTGCTATAACTTTACCAAGACTTTCATTTGAAATGGGAAGCATTACATATGATCCTCAAAGAAAAGTCTCAACAATGCAAACTTTTAAAGCACAAAGCACTGTAGGAAATAAAATTGCTAAGAAATTATTCATGCCAGTTCCATATAATATTGGATTTAATCTTGGTATAATGACTCAGTATAATGAGGACGCATTACAGATAATTGAGCAAATACTTCCATTTTTTCAACCATCATTTAATTTAACAGTAGATTTAGTTTCATCTATTGGAGAGAAAAGAGATATACCAATGATACTTGATAATTTAACTTTTGATGATAACTATGCAAGTGGATATGAAGAGAAAAGAGTTATAACACATACACTTAACTTTACAGCGAAGACATTTTTATTTGGTCCTGTTCCAAGTTCTTCGGAAGGACTTATCAAAAAAGTTCAAGTGGATTATGCTGCACGTACAGCAGACAGAAAGAGTATATCAAGAGATCTCAGATATACTGCTACTCCTACTGCAAGTAGAGATTATAATGATGATACAGTAACTAACTTGGATGGTAATTTAGATAAAATAAAAACACAATTTAATGTGGTTGATGCTACAAGTTTGGTTGAACAAACTTATATTGAAGTTGACAATGAAGTTATGTTTATCCGAAAAATTACAGGAAATACGTTACTTGTAAATCGTGCACAATATTCCTCTATTATAGATATTCATAACAGTGGTGCTGGAATCAGTGCTATAAATGCTCAAGACGATGAATTAGTTGAATTCAATCTAGGAGATGATTTTGGATTCAGTGAAAATCGTTTCTCATTTAATGATGGTAAAACATTTAGTCCTACAAAGGGAGTTGACGTATGAGTAAATTTGATGCTATAAATGATTCTCTTGATATTGAGGTTGTTGAAGAAGAAGAGACTAAAGTTACTGAAAATAAATCTAAACCAGCAGAAAGAACTAAAAAAGATTCTACTCGTGATTATGAATATACAAGAGGTAATTTATATTCTTTAATAGAAAAAGGACAAGAAGCACTTGATAGTATTATGGAAGTTGCACAAGAAGGACAGCAACCAAGAGCATTTGAAGTTGTCAGTCAGTTAATTAAAAACGTTGCAGATACCACAGATAAGTTAGTGGATCTACAGCAGAAGATGAAAAATTTAGAAGCAGAAGATCCAAAGGGTCCATCTACAGTTAATAATGCATTATTTGTAGGATCTACAGCAGAATTGCAAAAATTATTAAAAAGTCAATCTGATACAAAAAAGACTAAATAATAAGAGGTTATAAGTTATAATGAAAAGATTTAGAGACATTAGAGAGTCATACCTTCGTATTCAGGAACGAGGTAGGACTTATAATATTGTTTTTAACTGGCGAGGAAAAATGTATGACATCAATATGTTTTTCCCTAAGTTTAGTAGACCTAGCAAAGCAGAAGTTGCTTTTGAAGTGAGAAAGGCATATCCAAATGCTATTATATTATATTTTGATCCTGCCAAAAATGATCCAACTAAACCGTTGTTATTCTCAGGTCAAGAATCATGAATGAAGAAAAACATAGCGATCATGAACCAGAGATGATTCGTAGTCAATTAAAAACTGCGGAAAGGGCATCTAAATCAATCAAAAAACATACACGTAAGAAAGATAATTTCAAAGCGTGGGTTCAATCAAAGATAACTAAAGCATCTGATTACTTAGATACTGCTGCAGATTATCTTGATAGTAAAGAGAAAGAGGTTAACGAAGGTTCACTTCGTAAATGGTTCAAAGGTTCTAAATCTAAAGATGGTAAAGGTGGTTGGGTTAATGTAGTCACAGGTGGAACTTGTGCAAGTGATGAACCAGGTGAAGGTACTCCAAAGTGCGTATCATCATCTAAGAGAGCGAGTATGACTAAAGCAGAAAGAAAATCTGCTGCAGCAAGAAAGAAAAGAAAAGATCCAAATCAGCAATCCAAAACTGGTGCTGCAAAACCAACTTATGTTGCAACTGACAAAAAGAAAAAAATGAAGGAATCTAAAGATCTTGTAACTGTTTCTAAGGAATTAGATAAAGCAAGTAAAATGCACAAAAATCAAGCTAACCGAGTCAGAAAGCATATTAAAGATATGCACAAGGAAGAGAAGCAACCAAAAAATTGTGGATGTGGTAAAGATCCTTGCATAACTTATGGTAAGAAAGGAATGAAGGAAGGGAATCTTCAAGAGTTATCTGGAAGGACTTTAGGTAATTATGTCAGAAAAGCATCTCTTGATGCAGGAAAAAGACTTCATGCAGCTGGGATGGATAGGGGATCAACGGAGATGGTTTCTCCAGAGAAACTTAACTCACCAGGATATTCAGATCATTATAATAAAAAAGTTACTAAAGCGACAAAAAGACTTTCAGGTGTTGGGTTAGCTACAAAGAAAATGCAGGATAAAATGACACCTGATGCATATGAAGGTAAAACTAAAAAAGAAAGTATGTATTCCGATTGGAAGAATGAAGAATTAGTTTTGGAAGTCAAAGATAAGAAAGGTAAAGGTAGTGGTACAAAAGATGCTTGCTATCATAAGGTCAAGTCAAGATATTCAGTTTGGCCATCTGCATATGCATCAGGTGCATTAGTTAAGTGTCGTAAAGCAGGTGCTGCAAACTGGGGTAATAAATCAGAGTCAGTTGAAATGAAGAATTATCTTGATAAGAAAGCAAAGAAATTGAAAAAAGAATATGATGCACAATCTGATGCTGCTAAAAACAATCCTCATTTTGATAGCACACAACCTTCACCATCAGGTAGAAATAAGTATGAATCATTTCAGCAGTTTCAGGAGAAGTGTTGGGCAGGATATGAGAAGAAAGGTATGAAGACAATGTTCGGTAAGAGGTATCCAAACTGTGTAAAAAAGACTAAAAAGGAAGAGGTAGAGGTTGATACTTCTTCTAATGTAAG